TTGCCGCGGCGCGGCTGGCTGGGGGCTTCGGCCGGGGCTTCGGCGTGCGCAGCGCTGGTTGCGGGCTCGGCGGCCTCAGCGGGCTTGATCAAGATGCCGGCTTGGTTTTGCAAGAGCTGCCCGGCGCTGGCTGCGTCGAGATCGACTGTCAGTCCGGGGACGAGCGCGCGCGTGCCGCTGGCATCGCAAAGCACCATGGGGCGGGTGATGAGGATTTGCATGGCTCTAGGTCTCCAAGGCTGGGCGGCGGCGGTGTGGCTGGGCCAGAAACTGGGCCAGAAACGACAGCGCCCACCGGGGAGTGGGCGCGGTGGGCGCGGTGGGCGCGATGCTTGTGGGGGCTGTGCGGTGGATGCTCAGAGCAGCGTCTAGGCTTGCTTGCGGGGAGTGCAAGCAGCTTCAGCTTGACCCGTGGCAGCCCGATAGAAGCTCAGCACCTTTGGCGGCGTCAGCCGCGAATCCTCCAGCCCCTTGCAGATGCGCGCAAATACCGCTGAATCCATCGGATCTTGCGCCACCAGCTTGCCGCTCTTCACGCCGCGCAGCACCTTGTCGGCCTCTTCGATGCGCGCTTTTTGGTAGAGCACGAAACTTTGCCTGGTCACGAACGGGTGATCGCCCGGATAGAGGATGCAGCTCGGATCGTAGGGCAGCCCGGGTTTGATGCTTGAGAGCGAGACCATCAGCAAGGCCTTGACTCCAGCGCCGGCATCGGCAGGGTCTGTGAGCACGACGAACAAGTGCTTTCGGTTGGGTTCGCTCTGTGGCCCAGACGGAACCAGCAAAGTCGCCCGCTTGAGCGGGATGAACAGGCTCATAAAGGCTCAAAGAGCCGCGAAGAGCCCATCGACCTCGCGCTCTGCTTGGTTTTGCGCTGCGAGTTCTTGGGCGGCCGCCGCATCAAAACCCAGCGCCAAAGCCAAGCGCTCAAACGGAATCGGGTTCGATGAGCCCAAGGGGTCTTGCCACTCGGGGCAGTGGCTGTGTGTCCAGTCTCGAAGCTCCCACTTGCCCATCGCACCAAAGCGCTGCCATACGCCGCGCAACACCTCGAGCTCGGCCGGCGCCAGTTCATCCAAGCGCTCTGCTTGCAGCGGCTGGCGCAGCGCGAGTTCGTGGTTTTCTTTATCGCCGATCCACTCTTCCCAGCCTCCGGGCCCCGACTCCGTGTCGCCATCCATCAGGTTGAGCGTCAGCGACAAGACCGGGCCGTGAGGCATCGAGACCATCCGATCCCCTGTCATCGCAAAACCGAAGTGGCGCACCGCTTCGCGATCAGCCAAGTACAAGAGCTTCATCAGCTTGAGGTGCGCCATCCGGCCTTCTGCGGTTTGCCCCAGAAAAAAAGCGGCCATTTGCGCTGCCTTGCGCTCGTTGTACATCTGCATCGACTCCGTGTGTCCTTGAACCTTGAGCTGCGCATTATGCGCCCGTAAGCGCTCGCTTTGCTTGGGCGCTCTTTGCCTAGGCGCAGCTATCAGCAGTACGGGTTTACTGTAGCTTGTGGCATGCCGGCGTTCAAGTGGGTTTTGCTGCGGGCGGGTGGTTTTTTTCGATATGAGCAAGAGTGAGGCTGCCTCGTTCAGTGGCCATTGGCCTTGCCGGGCAGCGGCCGGGCGAAGGCTTGGCGCGCAGACTCGGCCAGCGAGGCCAACTCGCAGCGGCGTTTTTCGGTCAAGGTGACACCGCCGACGGCCTTCAACAAGGCTCGGCTGGCTTCAACACCCAACTTCGGGGTCGCTTTGAATGCTGGGCGCTTGGACATACCAGTGCGCTCGCGAACAGGCTCGTGATCCATAGCAGGCCTCAAGCTATCGCCGTCAGGCCTTTTTTCTGGATCACGGTCAGCAGGCGCAAGGCGGCGCCACCGGGCTTTTTCACGCCCCTCTCCCAGTCCGAGACCAGGTTTTTTGAGACGTTGAGGTAACGCGCAAACACCGGCTGCGAGATGTGCTCGCGGGCGCGGATTTGTTTGATTTCTTCGGGTGCCAGCACTTGCACGGGCGTCAGGCAGGCCTCATCAAACTCGCGCATCGTCTGCTTGTCGACGGCGCCGATCTCGTGCAAAGCCTCCATGGTCTCGTGGATCGCGGCCAAGGCATCGCTGCGGTATTTCTTAGGCATCTTTGACTAACTCCTCAAACTGGCCGCTGTCGATCAGGCGCTGCAGCGGCTCGTCAGCAAGCGCCAGCACGTGTTTGGCCATCTTTTTGAATTGCAGCGCCTCGTCGGCACCGATGTTGCCCTGCACGCTCTTGGGAAAGCCAAACACGAAGAACGCCCGGTCGGCCTTGCAGTACAAGACGATGCTGCGGTAGCCCTTGGCTTTGCCGCCGCCCACGCGGGCTATGCGCTGCTTGATCACGCCACCGCCCAGATCGGCATCGATCAGCCCTTGCTCGGCTCGGTCAACCGCATCCCAGAGCGCATCGGCTGCGATGCCCTCTTTGCGTGCAAAGCGCGCAAACCATGCGTTCAGGTAAACCCTCAAGACTCAGCACCTTATGCGACGAAGCTGAAATGTATCACACTTTGCGTGACGCTTGACCGCAACGCTTAAAGATCGGTCGCCGACACGATCCGTGCCCAAGAAAATGAAAACCCACCCGTAGGTCTTTCGACGAAGAGGGGTGGGCCGTGTTGAAACGGATTGTGCCTCAGTCGCGCTGTCATGTCAAACCAAAGCCGATCAGTCAGCCGACGCTGCGCGGGGGCGGCCTCCCCTCGAAACGGGGCTGCGCTCATGTCCATAGTACCGCGCCAGCACGCCCAGCGCAGCGATGAGGATGCCTTTGCCCTCCTCCCGCGACATGGCCTTGCCACTCCAGCCCAAGCGCAGCGCCCACTCCCGGATCGAGAGCCCCAGCCCGGCCACGAACCACAGCGCCGCACCACCTGGGCTGGCGCTGCCGCCTACGGCTTCGAGCGCATCGCGCACCGCTCGGGCAGCGCCGGCGTTGCGCTCGATCATCATCTGCCCGGGCGCTGTTGCGCCAGGCACGCCATCGAGCCTGGGGCTGGCCACGCCGCTGGCAAAGGCGCGGGCGAAGTCCTGCGAGAACTGCTGCCCGGCGTCGTGCATGGCGGCGCTGATGCTGCCGCTTCTGAGCATCAGCGCCAGCGTGTCCACGGTGCGGTAGTGCTCCACGGGCCGCTGCGCGTCGTCTTGCTCGCGCACGTAGCGGATCACGCTGCCGTCGGGGCGGCTGTGCTCGAGGCCTAGGCGCGGCTTGTGGGCGGCGGCGGCGCGGGCGCGTTGGGTCTTTTTGGTCATGGCTGGCCCTGTCCAGGTTGGGCCAAGGTGGCCAAGGCGCCGTCTTGGGCGCGCTGCAGCGTGACGCTTTGGGCCGTGCTGGCCAGCACTGTCCAGGTCTGGCCATCGCCTCGGTCGATGACTTCGCCCTCGGCCCACGGTATGCCCTTGGCGGTGGCGCTGCTGCGCGCACCGTAGAGCCGGGTGGCGATGCCGGCTAGGTGTGCGCGCTCCCACGCGTTGTGGATCTCGTCGAGTGGCAGCACGACCACGCCTTGCCGGTGCCAGGCAGCGGCGCGCAGGGCGCGCAGTTCGTCGCTGCTGGCCGGTGATGCTGGCGCCAGACGCCCGAGGGCGCAGGGGATGGAGGCGGTGTTTGTTCTCATGCCTGCACCCCTTGGGCCAGCGCCCAGTCCAGCAGCGCCAGCGCATCGGCGTGGTTGTCGTCGAGCGGATCAAAGCCGCGCGCCTTGGCCGCAGCGACCATCTCGGCCTTGGCGGCGTTGCCCTTGCCAGTGGCGTGCTTCTTGATCGTGCCCACGGGCACACCCTGGTACGCAATCTGGTGGTGCTCGCACCAGGCCGTCAGGTGGGCCATGAAGCCGCCGTAGGCGTGCGCGGCATCGACACCCGCGTGTTTGCGCACTTCCTCGAACACCACCCAGTCGAGCCCGTCAGCACACTGCTTGATGTCGGTCAGCCAGCGCTTAAAGCGCAGGTATCTCATGCCGCCACCCTCAAAGCGCTGCGGCTTGAAGGATTCGCTGCCGCCGCTGATGAGCCCGTCGCGGCTGGCCACTGCCCAGCCGGTGGTGGTGCCCAGATCTAGGGCCAAGATCGTTGTCTTCATATTCGTCAGTCCTGTGTTTTGGGCGGTCTGACGGATCGGACAGGGTTGCCGGTTAACCTCTACACGCGTGCGCGTGTAGGCGTAAATCAGTGAATCTGTCCGATCCGTCAGAGCCGCATCGATTCATGGTTTCGGTCAGTTGTCGGCGTAGGGGATGAAGCGGTCTTTCGGGGTCTCCTTGAGGCCCACCCCCTGGAATCCCCGCAGCCCCATGCCGTTGCGCCACTTCTCCAAGCCTCGGGTGAGCAGCAAATCGGCGAAGCGCTTTTGCGAGCCCACAAACTCCCCGGCCGCCTCTGCCCACTGCCTCCAGTCGGCAAAGAGCTCGGCGGTGAGCGCCTTGGCGTTGGGCTGGCGCACGCAGCACTCCTCGAGCCAGCGGCCCAGGGCGTCTTCTGCCTCGAAGTACTCATCTGTCGCATCCAGCACCGATTGGGGCTGGCGCAGACCCTCTTGCTGCCAGGCCAAGCAGCCCTGCACGCCCCAGCTGAAGATGCCGCTGGCCTCGAGCAGCAGCTTGGCTTGCAACTGCTTGTCGCGCTTGTCTGGCGGCACGGTGATCGTGAAGGGGATCAGGTGCAAGCGCCGGCGCATGGCCTCATCGATGTTGCGTATGGCCGGCTTGTGGTTGCCGGCGATCACCAGCTTGAACTGCGGCACGTAGGTAAAGAAGTCTTGGCGCATGAAGCGTGCGGACACCCGGTCGCCGCCGGTGATCTCCTTGATCTTCGACTCGTTCCAGCGCCGGCCCTGCTCGGTCTCGGTGGCGCCGACAAAGCGCGCACCGCGCAGCCCAGCCAGATCGGTGGGATGGCGGTCACCGCGTGTTTCCATGAAGGTGTCCATGGGCGCGTTGGCGGCGTAATCCCCAAGCAGGGTGAAGAGCGTGTTGACAAACACCGACTTGCCGTTGGCTCCGGTGCCGTAGAGGAAGAACAAGGCGTGCTCTTGGGTGGAGCCCGTCAGGCAGTAGCCAAACATCCGCTGCAAGTAGCGCTGCAGCTCGGCATCGCCACCGGTGACTTGCTCGAGGAAGCGCAGCCAAGTCGGGCAGCTGCTGCCCGGCACCAAGCTGGCCGCTGCGATCTTGGTCATCCGGTCGGCACGGTCGTGCGGGCGCATCCGACCGGTGCGCAGATCGACGACACCACCCGGCGTGTTGATCAGCCAAATATCGGCATCCCACTCATCGGTGGTGGCGGCGTGGCGGCGGTCGCTGCGGGCCAGCCGCTCCACCCCACCCACGGTGCTGCTGGCGGCGAGCTTGGCCGCCACTTTCATGCTGGCGGCGCGCACGGCCGCGTGGCGACAGACGTGGCGGATGAGATCGGTCGCCGCCAAGGTCTCCTCGGCGCGCCAGCGCTGCCCATCCCACATCAGCCATTTGCCCCAAGCGGCGATGTAGCGCCAGTCGCGCTGGTAGCGCCGGGTGAAGCTAACCGCCAGCGCGTCCTCGGTGCCCCAGACCGTGGCATCGTTGTGCCGCGCCTGGCTGCTGGGTTGCCCCGCGCAGCTGGGTTGCGCATCGTCTTGATCCAGCCCCTCTTGATCTGGCTCATCCGGATGACCTGAGGGCAGCGGGTCGTCGTCGAAGGGCTGCACCGCGATGCGCGGCCCGGTGGCGATGAAGCCCGCAACGTCAAAGCCCTCGGCCAAGGCGTCGGCTGCATCCCAGCCTTGCGGCTTCGCGTCTGGCGCCAGCAAGATGGCGCAGGAAGTGGCACCGGCCATGAGCACGGCTTGCGCGGCGGCCTCGGCGTAGCCAAAGCCGGGTTTGTCCCGATCTGGCCAGATGAGCACGGCTTTGCCGACCAGCGGACTCCAGTCGGTTTTGTCGACAGGCGCGTTGGCGCCGTGCATGGCGGTGGTGGCCACCAGACCCGCATCGATCAGGGCCTGTGCGCACTTCTCGCCCTCGACCAAGATCACCTGCTCGGCAGCAACGAGGCCCGGCTGGTGGTAGAGCGGGCGCGGCTCGGGTGGGGCCATTTTGCGGCGCTTGGCGTCCCAGGGGCGAAACGCCTTGCTACCCGGTGCCGGGTCGTAGCGGTAGACGCAGGCGATCAGGTTGCCGGCGGCATCAAGGTAGTCCCACTTGGCTGTGGCTGGGCCGAGTTCGTCCACTGGGGCTTGCGGCTTCTTGCGCTTCGGGGGATGGCTGGTGGCCCGCCCGAGCAGTTGCCCGGCGATCTCCAGCACCCGGGCAAAGTCCGCCTGGGTGTTGAGCCCGTGGTGGGCGGCGATCAGATCGAAGATGTCACCGCCTTCGCCTGTGGCGTGGTCGTGCCACAGGCCCGCCGTTTTACCCTTGAGCGACACCTCGAGGCTGTCGCCAGGGCTGCCCAGCACGTCGCCAACGCGGTACTGCTGGCCACGCTTCTTGCCAGCCGGCAGCAGCGTCGTCAGCACCGACTCCAGCCGCGCCAGCAGATCGGCACGGATGGCGTCGCGCTGTGCGTTGGGTTCGGCATCAGTGGGTTTGGCCGGCGGCTCGAGCGCATTGAAGTCAAGCATGGATCAGTCCTTCCTGTGGCTGCAGGGTGTGGGCGTGGCCGGCGGTGTCTGGCTCCAGCGGCGCCTTGATCGGCACCCGCACGGGCACGGTCTGCCAATGCGCCTGCTCGTCGGCCAGATAGCCGGCTTGGCGGGCGATGCGGCGCACGAAGTCCGGGTGCAAGCCCACCAGATCGCACCAGAGCGCGAGGTCGGCGCCGAGCACAAAGCGGCGCGCAGCGTTGCGCTGGCGTTTGTTGCTCAGGCTCAAGCAGTCGGCGATGGCGCTGCCGATCACCGCCACCACCAAGCGCGACTCGGGGCAGACGAGGAAGGTGTGGCGGTTGAGCACCTTCTCGATGACCTGCAAGCCCACCAGCGGCTTGGGCGGCTGCCAGCGCCGCACCCACTCGGTGCGGTAGGTCTTGCGTGCGCTGGCGCGCTTGGAAGCTGTGCTCATCACAGCCCTCCCCAGCAGCGCTGCGCATAGGGGCAGAACTTGCACTCGAAGTGGCTGGCCTCGGCAAAGGCGCGTGGCAAGAGATCCCCGGCTTGCGTGGCCTGGATCACCCGCACCGCGCGGTCTGACATCTTTTGCGCCAGCGCCGCATCGAAGGGCACGAGCTCGGTGTAGCTCTCCATCGAGTCGGCATTCACCGCCGTGAAGATCGCCGGGTGCTCGTGCAGTCCAAGATAGGCTTGGTAGATCGCCACTTGCGCGGCGTAGATCGGCTTGGAGACCGCCAGCCCCTTTTTGACGAGGTCACTCCAGGACTTGTTGCCCAAGCACTTGCACTCCCACAGCGCCGGGTAGGCATAGCCCTCGGGGCCAGCGACGAACACGCCGTCGCAATGCCCTTGCAGCTTGCCCTCGGCCACCGAGAAGCCAAACTGCTGGCCGTCCTTGCCCTCGGTCTTGAGCATGAATCCCGCTGCGCGCAGCCAGCCGACCATGGCGTCTTCCATGCGGTGGCCGCGCTCGAAGATGCGCAGGATGCGACCCGAGAACCCCTTGTCCGCATCGACCGGCGCTTGGGCGCACTCGTACTGCAGTTGGCGCTCGCAACAAACCCCAAGGCGCGAGGCCCCGAGGTACTGCCGACGTGCCTGCTGCTGCTCGCGCGCCTGCAGCCCGGCATCGATCAAGGCCTCGAAGCGCTCGGCCAAGGTGGCGCTGGAGTTGAAGGCCAACATCACTGCACCCTCCCGCGCTTGAGCGGGCGCTGCGTCACGGGCGCACCCGTCTCCCATGGCAGGTCGCTCTCCAGGTCGGCAAAGGGTTGGGCCGGATCGTAGGTGCTCGTGGCCGAGGTGAGCGTGGCCGCTGGCTCGACGGCTGGAGACAGCGCTTGCGACGGTTGCGTCTCGTAGGGCTCCAAGCCGCGCAGCGGCGGGTACTTGCTCTGCTCGTGGTGCGCCACCATGGCCTGCGTCCAGCCGGTCACAATGGCCTCGATCACCTGCAAGGCCTCGGCCTCGCTGTAGTGCCCCAGCGCCTTGTCAAAGCCGATCTCGGCGGCGGCCTCGCCAAAGAACTTCAGGCAAGCGCGCAGCGCTGCGCGCTCGCATTCGGTGGCATCAACCATGTACACCTCCTCCTGCTTGGGGCCGGCTCTGAGCCAAGCGCGGTAGCGCGCATGAAACGCGTCTTGGCAGCGGCGTTTGCAAAACGCCCAGTCCAGCGGATAGCGCCGGGGATCGCCCAGCTTGAAGCGGGTGTCGCTGTGGCCGTAGCCGTGTGCCTGGCGGCTGCAGATCAGGCATTTCACGCCCCCTCCTGCAAGAGGGCGCGCACCAAGGCGTGGCGCTGCACCATTTGGGCTGGTCGACGATGAAGCATCACGGCCGCCCTCACTGTGCCCAGACGGGCTTGCCGCCCGGGACGCTGGGCGCTGGCGGGCGCGCAGCCGCTGCGGGCGCGCTGTGGTTGGGCCTAGCCGGCAAGGTGGCCAGTGCGGGCGTCGGCTGTGCACCCGGGTGGCCCGTGGGCGTTTGGCCCATGATCAAGGCGTAGTCTTTGTGATCGGGCTCGATGGCGCTCTTGATGGTGTTGCGCTCCTCGCCGCGGCTGTCTTTCTCGATGTCGATGCGCGCGGCGAACTCCAGACCGTCGAGTTCGGCAAAGCCGATGATGCGCCGCAGCGCTTGCGCCTGTGGGCTTTGGTCTGCGGGATGCACGTTGCGCGCAGAGTTGAGGGCGGCACGGATGAAGGTGCGGCCCATGTTGCCCCAAGTCGGCCCCTTGGCGCTGTGCAGGCCCACGTTCCACCAAATCTTGCGCTTGGCAAAGGGGCCTTGCAGCACCACGCCTTCGCACGCCAGATAGACCGCGCCGGTGTCGAAGCTTTGAGTCGCCCAGCCCCCCACCCAGCCTTGGCTGGGGTCATCAAAGCCCCCGGGCTTGATGCCCATGCGCACCCGCACCAGGGTGCCTTTGGGGATCAGGTCGAAGGATGGCTGCTGCTCGGCGCTGTTGAAGTCAAAGAAGCTCATGGTGGTTTACTCCGGGGAAGTTGGGGCGGTGGGGGCGG